CTAATTATGTTTGATATTAAATTACATCCAGAAGTTGAAGATGCCTTTGATGATTTCACACTAACAATGACTGACTCTATGATTCAGGCAGACCTTGAAAACTATGAAATGCTAACAGTAACTGGGCTTGTTTCCCCAGCCATTCAAGGCTTTGTTAAAACCATGTCTGACCTGTTGGATAGGCGTGACCATATGAGTGAGCCAACTCAGTTAGAACTAGACTTAACGCTTAACTAATGCGCCTCGTCATAGACATTGAAACCAATGGCTTCCTTGAGCATTTAACTACAATCCATTGCATCGTTGCCTATGACTTAGACACCACCACACTCTACAGATTTAAACCTGAAGAGATACGTGAGGGTATCGCTCTTCTTCAGTCAGCTGATGCATTGATTGCTCACAACGGCATCAAGTTTGATATACCAGCAATCCAGAAACTCTTCCCTGATTTTAAACCGAATCAAGTCATAGACACTCTTGTCTGTTCACGCCTTATATGGTCAAACGTAAAGGACTTAGACTTCAGTCATTTCAGGAAAACTTTGCCCCCCAGGCTAATTGGTTCTCACTCGCTAAAGGCTTGGGGTTACAGGCTTGGAGAGCATAAGGGTGAGTATGGTCAGAAAGATAATGCTTGGGATGTCTACTCAGAAGAAATGCTGACGTACTGTGAGCAAGATGTCCGTGTCACTGTAAATTTGTACAACAAAGTGTTGGGCAAAGATTACAGCCAAAAGGCATTAGACCTTGAGCATTCTGTAGCTGAACTGATGTGGAAGCAGGAGTGTAATGGGTTTGTGTTTGATGAAAAGAAAGCACAAGAACTGTACATCAATCTAGCGGAACAACGTGACGTAATCTACCAAGAACTTTACAGCTTGTTCCCATCTTGGGTGGTGTCTGAAGGTACTAAAAAACCAGCACGTAGCTGCAAGTACAAAGACCCACACAAAGCTGACCGAACAAAGGATGCTTCTTTCACGGCCATCAAGGTTGTTAACTTTAACCCGTCATCACGTGCCCATATCTCCAATCGTCTTATCAATAAGTATGATTGGAAGCCCTCAGTCTTCACAGACAATGGACAGCCTAAAGTAGATGAAACAATTCTATCAAAGCTTCCCTATCCAGAAGCAAAGCACATGGCTACTTACTTCATGTTGCAGAAGCGTATTGGACAAGTATCAGAAGGCAAGCAAGGCTGGCTCAAGGTCTGTACCAACGGAAAGATTCACGGAAGTGTGAACCCGAATGGAGCAGTCACTGGACGAGCCACGCACTCTTATCCGAACTTGGCTCAAGTACCTTCAATGCGTTCACCTTATGGTAAAGACTGCCGTGAGTTGTTCACTGTTCCTAAACATTGGAAGTTGATGGGTGCTGATGCATCTGGCTTGGAGCTTCGCTGTTTGGCTGCTTACATGGCTATCTATGATGATGGGGCTTACGTTGATGTCGTCTTAGATGGAGACATCCACACTGTGAACCAACTTGCTGCTGGCCTACCTACACGTGAGGATTCAAAGCGTTTTATTTACGCTTTTAATTATGGGGCAGGTGACCAACTCATTGGTGAACTGGTCGGTGGTGGAGCCAAAGAAGGGAAGAAGATTAAGAAGGCATTTCTTGATAAGACTCCTGCTTTAAAACAGTTACGTGAGGCTATCACCAAAGCTGCTGGACGTGGCTTCATCAAGGCAATTGATGGTCGGCACATCCACATTCGCTCACCTCATGCTGCTCTTAACTCACTACTCCAATCTGCTGGTGCAATCATTTGCAAACAGTGGCTTGTGGAATTTGAGAACGAGATGCAAGCCCAAGGATATACACATGGATGGAATGGCGACTACTGCCTCTGTGCGTGGGTACATGATGAGATTCAAGTGGCTGTTCGTGAAGACATCGCTCAGAAGGTTGGTGAGATAGCTGTCTTAACAATTCAACGGGTCACTGAGGTGTTCAACTTTAAGTGTCCATTAGATGGAGAGTTCAACATTGGAAGCTCATGGGCTGAAACTCACTGAGGTACTAAGACGTGCCTATCAATCACCCTTTACGACACGCAGTGAATTCTCTCGCACTAACGCTGAGTGGATAGCTGTGTGTGCGTGTCAGGGTTTTATATCAACCAGTATTGTAGGTGATGACGAGTTCGGCAGAGTGTGGCATATCACTGTCATGGGCCTAATGCATCTACGAGAAACCAGAGGACAGTCTGATGACTGACGAAACTGTAACAGTGAATCGTGAATACCTGACCTACATAGAAAAAGACAGCCACTTGTTGGAATGCCTTTACAGCTACGGAGTAGAAGAGTGGGCAGGATTTAAAAAAGCTTTGGACATGTACCACGAAGAACTAAAGGAGTTTGACGAATGAAAGCTGAATACATTGACAGCATGGGCAGTGATGCCTCAGTTGTTCGTGCAGCCCGTGTGTCGTTCTCTTCAGACACCACAGAGTTTGATGAAGATAAGGATTGTAAGTTAATTAATTACCTTGCTAATCACAGTCATTGGACTCCCTTCGCTCACACCTCTGTGACTTTGCGTATGACTGCTCCTGTGCCTATTCGCACCCAATGCTTTAAGCACAAAGTTGGCTTCAGTGAGAACGAAGAAAGCCGCAGGTACATCAGTTCTAAGCCCACCTTCTTCATCCCTGACCAATTTAGAAAAGCTCCCAAAGGTAGCGCAAAGCAGGGCAGTGGTGAAGACATGCATCCGACAGGCAACAAGCATTGGAAGCGTCAGTTTCAGACAGTAAACACTGTTTGCCTAGAAGCCTACGAGACTGCTGTGGCTGGTGGTATGTGTCCTGAACAAGCTCGCTTTATGTTACCCCAAGGTACTGAGGTTTCTTGGTATTGGACAGGTTCAATAGCTGCCTTTGCACGTTTCGTTAAGCAGCGAACTGACCCTCATGCTCAAAAAGAAATCCAAGACCTAGCCCAAGAAGTATCCAACATCATTGAACCTAAGTTCCCTGTTAGTTGGAACGCCCTTATAGGAGAACACAATGGTTGAAACTTTAATGATGGTTCTTGTTTGTCTAGCCTTTTCAGTAGTGTCACTAGCCTTAGCTTTTAACTTTGCAATGGGTGCATACCTTGATTGGCAAGAACAGAACGTAGCAATTAAGCATGGTATTCAGGTTGTGACTAGGCGAAATATGGAAGCAGGAGAAGTCTATGACGACCTTACTGATTGATGGTGACATCGTAGCCTATCAAGCTGCTGCTGCTACTGAGGTTGCTGTGAAATGGGACGATGACTTATGGACACTTCATGCCTATGAGTCAGAAGGCCAAGACCTGATTAAGAAGAAGATAGCTTCGATGCTTGAACACACAGGTGCTGAAAATTATAAGCTCTACCTGACAGGTTCAAAGAACTATCGGACTGATGTACTAGAATCCTACAAAGGTAATCGTAAGGACGTTCGTAAGCCACTCACATTAAAGCCACTCAAGCAGTGGATGATTGATGAGTATCAGGCTGTGCTTCGTGAACCTTTTGAAGCAGACGACTTGCTAGGTATTCGGGGTAGTGATGGTAATGACACCATCATTGTGTCTGAGGACAAAGACCTCAAGACCATACCATGCAGATTCTTTAATCCTGCCCACCCAGAAGATGGTGTGGTTACTATTAGCGAAGCTGATGCTGACTTCTCTTTCTTCACCCAAGTCCTCACTGGTGATGCTGTAGACAACTACAAAGGTTGTCCAAAAGTTGGCCCTGTAAAAGCCCAGCAAATCCTCCACAAAGCGTCACTCCAATCCACAGACCTCCACCTACGTAATGTAGCAATCTGGGAAGCTATCGTAGCTGCCTATAAGAAGGCTGACCTGACTGAAGATGACGCATTAACCCAAGCCCGATGTGCAAGAATTTTACGATTCAATGACATCACTGATGATGGAACTATTATCTTATGGACACCACCAAAATTAAAATAGGCTTATCCCGCCAAGAAGGGGGTGACCATTATGTTCATCCAATCCAGCCCATTGAATACATCATGCTAAATGAACTCGACTTTTGTGCAGCTAACATTGTGAAGTACGCAACCCGTGCGCCCTTCAAAGGTCAGTTTGAATCTGATGTTAAAAAAATAATTCACTATGCCGAGCTATGGCAAGACTTAAAAGGACGAACCTATGATTGACCTCATGAGCTTTAACCTTTATCAAAAAGCTGCCCTTGAGACAGCCGTCTTTCCAAAAGAAAATGCATTGCCTTACCTGTCCCTAGGTCTTGCTGCTGAAGCTGGGGAAGTCGCTGATAAGGTCGCTAAATACTATCGCAGTGATAACCCCTTAGACCCAGAAGAATTGATGAAAGAAGTAGGTGATGTTCTTTGGTTTGCTGCCTTACTTGCCAGCCATTTTGGTTATAGCTTAGAGCATATCGCATTGATGAATTTGCATAAGCTTAACTCTCGCAAAGAGAGGGGAACATTAAAGGGTTCGGGTGACAACCGATGATTATAAAGTTCCACACGAAAGGGTGCAGCCCATGTAAAACTGTGTCTTCAATTCTTGATAATTTAGATGTGAGTTATGAGGAAATTGATATTGGTAAGGACACTGACTCAGCGATTCTATATCGCGTCATGAGCGTCCCTACATTGCTCAATACTGATAATGGTTCAAGGCTTATAGGCTTTAAAAATAAGGCCACAGTGGAGGCTTGGATAGATGACAATCAAGGTTGATTACTCACGCAACAGTTTGCTATCAGAGCAGGCTTATACCCTTCTCACTGACTACTACTGTCGTGAGGGGGAAGACCCCCAAGATGCATATGCTAGGGCAGCTATGGCCTTCTGTAAAACTGATTACGACTTAGCGCAGCGTATCTATGACTATGCTAGTAAAGGCTGGTTCATGTTCAGTTCGCCCATATTATCAAACGCCCCAGCCCTTGGAGAAAAAGTTCGTGGATTACCTATTAGTTGTTTCCTTAGTTATGTGCCTGACAGTCTGGATGGGCTTATCTCACATACTACCGAGCTTAGGTGGCTCAGTGTTAAGGGTGGTGGAGTGGGTGGTCATTGGAGTGACATCCGCAGCGTTAGTGATGTTGCTCCTTCACCGATTCCTTTCCTGAAGACTGTCGATTCTGACATGACTGCTTACCGCCAAGGTAAGACACGTAAGGGTTCTTATGCAGCCTATATGGATATTAGTCATCCTGACATAGTTGAGTTTATTAACATCCGTGTGCCAACAGGAGGTGACCCTAATCGCAAAGCATTTAACATTCACAACGCTGTGAATATACCTGATGCTTTTATGGATGCAGTCAATGCTGGTGGTGAATGGAATCTGATAGACCCGAATGACCAAACAGTTAGGGATAAAATCCTGGCACGTGATTTATGGGAACGTCTAATTGAAACACGCTTCCGAACTGGTGAGCCTTATCTCAATTTTATTGATGAAGCTAATCGTCATCTACCTCCAGAGATGAAAGAAAAGGGTCTGACGATTCATGGTTCAAACCTGTGTAATGAGATACACCTGCCTACCTCTGAAGACCGCACTGCTGTGTGTTGTTTGTCTAGTGTGAACCTAGAGCATTATGAGCATTGGAAGAACACCACGATGGTGGCTGACCTCATTGAAATGCTTGATAACGTCATTAGCTTCTTCTGCTTTCATGCGCCTAAAGAACTCCGCAAGGCTGTCTTCAGTGCCACTCAAGAGCGAAGCTTGGGTCTTGGAGCAATGGGTTTTCATAGCGCATTACAACGTGCTGGAATACCTTGGGAATCCATAATGGCTACCTCGTATAACACTGAGATGTTTACCCATATCAAAGCACAAGCGAAGGCTGCATCAGTCCATCTAGCAGAAGAGCGGGGCGCATGTCCTGATGTTGAAGGTGTCCGTAACTCACACCTAATGGCTATAGCACCAAACGCAAACTCATCAATTATTGCTGGTTGTTCAGCTTCCATTGAACCTCTTAAATCTAACGCATTTACACATCGTACTAGAGTAGGCGCACACCTTGTCGTCAACCCTTACCTTGATAAAGTAATCTTTGACTATGCATGCACATGGATGAATGAATCTAAAGTTTGGATAGAAGAACAATGGACTTCAATCATTCTGCATGAGGGCAGCGTCCAGCATCTTGAGTGGATGGATGAGTGGCATAAGGAAATCTACAAGACAGCCTTTGAGCTAGACCAACGATGGGTAATAGACCATGCAGCAGAGCGTCAACCATACATCTGCCAAGGTCAATCAGTGAACCTCTTCTTCCCAGCAGGGACAGATAAGGCTTACGTCAATGAGGTACATCTTCGTGCCTTCAACAAGAAACTTAAAGGACTTTATTACCTGCGAACTTCCGCAGGGGCTAAGGCTGATACTGTCAGCTTCAAGCCTACTCGCGTAGCTTTAAAAGACTATGCCGATGATGATGAATGCCTTTCCTGTCATGGATAAATAATGAGCTTATTAACAGCATCAAAAGCTTTTAAACCATTCTCCTATGCCAGCTTTGTTACTCAAGCAATTGAACATGACAAGCTGCATTGGGGCGAGTGGGAATGTGACTTAAATGAAGATGTCACTCAGTGGAAGTCTGGCAAGATTTCTGCACCTGAGAAAAACTTCATCACCCAAATCCTTCGGCTCTTCACACAATCAGATGTGATAGTTGGAGGCAGCTATGTAGATGTCTTCCTACCTCGTATTAAGAACAATGAGGCAAGGATGATGATGTTGTCCTTTGCCCAGCGAGAGACAATCCACATGCGCTCTTACGCTTTACTGAACGACACACTTGGATTCCCAGAGTCTGAGTACACAGCGTTCCTTGAGTACGAGGCAATGGCTGAGAAGATTGAGTTTATGCAGACCTTTGACCCAGACACTAAGCAAGGGCTGGCTAAGTCCATCGCTCAGACTGTCTGTAATGAAGGCATGTCCCTGTTCTCCGCCTTCGTCATGCTCCTTAACTTTCAGCGTTTTGGTAAGTTGAAAGGCATGTGCGAAATTGTGGAATGGAGCATCCGTGACGAGACAATCCATGTTGCAGGTATGACTGAATTATTCCGTGTTTACATCAACGAAAATCCAGAGGTAGTTACAGATGAATTTAAGCAATCTATCTATGAAATGTACCGCACTGCTGTGCAGCTTGAAGATAAGGTTATTGATTTGGCGTTTGAATTGGGTGCTATGGAAGGTATCACTGCGGAAGAGGTTAAAGAATATATACGCTATATCGCAGATAGACGTTTAACCAATCTTGGCTTAAAGCCTAATTGGGACATTGAAGAAAACCCACTGCCTTGGCTTGATTGGGTTTTAAATGGCGACAGCTTCAAGAACTTCTTTGAAGGTCGTGTTACTGACTACTCAGCAGATGGTATGTCTGGCTCTTCTTGGGGTTGGTGAATACTTAAAGTTGTACCATAAGGAACCCTAATGACTATTGACAAGTTCCCACCTGTATCTGTGGAGCTAACTAACGCTCTGCGTGAATTTTTTCCTATCAACGAAAGAACATTGGAACAATCACAGAATGAAATCCAGAACACTCGTGGTATGTACACCATCATTACCTTTTTAGAACACGTCACTGACGTACAAAATAACCAAGATTCGGAGTCTTAATTATGTGTTTTCCAACCCCTGCTCAACCAGCCGCAGCAGCCCCTCCTCCACCAGTAGCACCACCACCTGCTGACATGAGAGTCGCTAAACTAAAGATTGGTGATGAAGGTAAAAGTGGCTCACGTTCTCAGTACAATAAGAAGAAGAGAGGCACAGCAGCCTTGCGTATTGATTCTCAAGTTGGTGGCACTGCTGCTGCTGGTACAAATATTCCAAAGAAGTAAATCTATATGACAGCTATACGCCAACGCTACGAGCGTTTGGAGGAAGCACGTCAACCTTTTCTTGATAGAGCCAGAGATGCTAGTAAGTTAACCATCCCTTCTCTACTACCCCCTGATGGGCACTCAGCACATTCAAAGTTATACACTCCGTACCAAGGTATTGGCGCACGTGGTGTAAATAATTTATCGTCAAAAATGTTGCTGGCATTACTACCTCCTAACTCACCATTCTTCCGCTTAACAGTGGATGATTTTAAGTTACAAGAGTTAGCCCAAGAAGAGGGTGCAAGAGCCGAAGTTGAAGAAGCTCTGTCCTCCATAGAACGCGCTGTAATGTCTGAGATTGAAGCTTCTTCAACTCGTATTGCAGCCTTTGAAGCTATTAAACATCTTTTAGTTGCAGGTAATGTACTGTTGTTCCAACCTGATAAAGGTGGCATGAGAGTATTCCATTTAGACCGCTACGTACTAAAGCGTGACCCTATGGGCAACCCGCTTGAAATCATCACCAAAGAAGATGTATCCCCCAGTGCTTTGCCAGAAGAAATACGTGCTTTGCTAGACACGTCTGACACAGAAGACACTAGCAATGATGAGCCTGTTTCTTTATTCACTCACATCGTGCGAAGAAATGGTAAGTGGAATGTGGCACAAGAAGTAGCTGGCATTCCTGTACCTGATGCAGATGGCACATACCCCCTAGATAAATCCCCTTGGATTCCCCTCCGACTCAGCCGCATTGATGGTGAGTCATATGGGCGTGGTTATGTAGAAGAATATCAAGGTGACCTAAACTCCCTTGAGACTCTGACACAAGCTATCGTTGAGGCTGCTGCTGCATCAGCTAAGGTACTATTCTTAGTACGACCCAATGGCACAACACGTGCAAGAGTCTTAGCAGAAGCACCTAACGGAGCTATCCGAGAAGGTGATGCTGCTGATGTAAGTACACTGCAAGTCCAAAAATCAGGTGACATGCAGATAGCTTTTCAAACTTCACAGGAAATCAAAGAGCGTTTGTCCTTTGCCTTCTTGATGAATTCCTCAGTCCAGCGTAAAGCTGAACGGGTGACAGCCGAAGAGATTCGCTACATGGCTTCCGAACTGGAAGATGCCCTTGGTGGTATCTACTCCATTCTAAGTCAGGAATTCCAACTTCCCTTAGTAAACCGCCTATTACTCCAGATGCAAAAGCAGAAGAAAGTTCCGCAATTGCCAAAGGGTATGGTGTCTCCAACAATTGTCACTGGACTTGAGGCTTTAGGCCGAGGCCATGACTTAAATAAATTAGCTGCAATGCTCGACCACCTAGCTCCACTAGGCCCAGAAGCACTTCAGAAGTACATGAATGTGGGTGACTATATCACCCGTGTAGGTACTTCATTGGGCATGGATATGGATGGTTTAATTAAATCTGAAGAACAGATTCAACAAGAAGAACAGCAATCAATGATGATGCAAACTGGA